ATATGCAACTCTCCATCCTGGAGTGAGCGAAGTACTTGTGAAATCCAAATACCTTCAGCATGGTCAACTACCTCCATTTCAGCTAAGGTCAATACGGGGGCGTTTGCAGCACAAGAGTCAGCCTATCTCTATGTAGTTGATTCTACAGGCGCAGCAAACGCAATTGGTGTTCCTATTACTATTGGAGAGTCTGGCGGTGGTGACACCACACCTCCTGTAAGATCGTTATTGGCGCCATCTGGAGCACTCTCTTCCGGGACAACCAGCACCACAATCAGCCTAGTCACCGATGAAGCGGCAATCTGTCGATATTCCACATCTTCCGGCACTGCTTACGCTTCAATGACAAATGACTTCTCAAGCTCTTATGCTTTGAGTCATTCAGCAACGGTATCAGGGCTGACCAATGGTAGCTCGTACACCTATTACGTTCGGTGCATAAACGGATCAGGGCTTGCCAACACAGATGACTCAACTATATCCTTCTCGGTGGCGTCTTCAGCCGGGACAGCCGGATCACTGTCCTGGCAGTATTCAACCTATTCAGCAGAGCGTGCAGACGGACGCATCCCGATCAATATCGTTCGGACGGGAGGCAGCACCGGATCAGTGACGGTACAGTGGTCAAGCAACGGGCAGACTGCAACCCATGATGTTGACTATTATGGTAACGATAATGTGACGGTCACGTTTGCAGACGGTGTAACCACTATGCCGGTCAACGCATACGGAACGCCTCCTGACGGTATCGAGATGATTGCCAACGGGGCCGATGATGATAGATACTTCCAGATGATCTTGAGCAATCCTACAGGCGGGGCAACGCTTGGTACAACGCTTGCCACTGTCACCATTGAAGGCGACTATGCGGCCCCGATTCGGCACATTATGACTTCTGGGAGTGGAAGACTCAAGACTGCAAGCGGATCGCCTATAGGGGTGGCGCAGTAATCTTGGAAACAATCTGGAAACAAAAACCGGCATAAAGCACGTTTGCAATATGCCGGTTTCATGCGCCCTATGCAGCATGGATGGGGTTATACAAAATAATAACTGCTACAGCCACATAAAGGACAAACCTTCTGTGACGACGAAATTATGGCGCTACTTGTTTCTTGTTCTTTGCGTACCGACTTCAAATCTGTCTCAAGTCCGGTCCATTTGCACCCACGTTTCCCACATTTGATCTTTGCCGTCCCGTATTCTGGATACTTTCCCATGGCTACCCCATCTTGGAAACAATCTGGAAACAATCCAGCTAATTTCCTTGTTTAGTTTCATGTTGAAATAATTGAAAAATACCTGTAACCGCCAACTATTGGATTATAATAGCTGGCGCTTGAACTGCTTGATTTTGTTGTTGAATTCTTGTGCTATTTGGGGCTTGGAAACATCTCGGAAACAACAATTAAGTTGTCTCTTCTAATATTGGTTTCTAGTCTGCCTAATATATTTACCCTTACCAATGAATACATAATCGTCCCATGTTCCACTGGGCGATGAACCCACATCAGTTGATTCTGTAAATATAGCTTCAGTCCCATCATCAAGCAAAGCGACGGGTATCGTCTTCGTTCTTGAGTTTTCAGCCATTGCCATTGCTTGCAAATCCGAGTACCAGTGCCATCTTTCTTTTGAGTATTCCCTGTTCATCACCCCTCCTTTTTATCCTTCTCATTAGTATCGTTAGTGACAATATAGCAGTGTCTTTCCAGATCCGCAACTAAAATAAACGCTTTCTTTTTCTCGACGGCTGCGCTATAAATGTTAGGCAGTGTGAATATCTTTGTTCTCCTCTACATAAGGGCGTGGATTGGCTACTATCTTTAATCTCGACTACGACGTTCGGAAATCGGCGCCCACACTGGCTCGGTTCCATAGGTCCAACCATCCGTTCAGGATTATCTGCGGCCCAATTGGCGGCGGTAAGTCTGTTGCCTGCTGCATAGAGATCTTCCGCAGGTGTAAAGAGCAGCGTGTTGGAACTGATGGCTTTCGTCGCAGCCGGTGGGTCGTTGTTCGTAATACAATCGGACAACTTCGTGATACTACGTTAAAAACCTTCTTCGACTGGTTCCCACCAGGTGCCGGCGTTGGGAGATGGAGAGCAACAGAGACCACCTACTTCTTCGAGTTTGGGGATGTCAGAGCAGAGATCCTCTTCCGTGCTCTCGATACCCCTGATGATATAGCCAAAGTTCTCTCCTTGGAGTTGACCGGGGCGTGGCTCAACGAGTGTCGTGAGATCCCGCAGGAGGTTGTGGAGAGCCTTCAAGGACGACTCGAGCGGTTCCCTTCCCAGAAGATGGGCGGCTCCGACTACTGGATGATGATCGCAGACACCAACCCACCGGCCACTGACACCTACTGGTGGAAACTCCTGGAGCACATGCCTCTTGAGGGAGACGACCCCGACACCCTGGTCGATTGCGACACCTTCATCCAGCCTTCCGGATTAGCGGAAAACGCAGAGAACACAGATAATCTAGAGCCCGGCTACTACACCCGCAAGGCGAAGGGCCGGAGTAAGGCCTGGGTCGATGTCTATATCAAAGCGCAGTACGCCATCTCTCAGGCCGGCAAGCCGGTCTATCATCGCGTGTTCAAGCGCGACCGCCACGTTTCTCTCACTCCATTACCAATAGATCCGTATCTACCTGTAATCATTAGTTTTGATTGTGGATTAACTCCAGCGGCTACCTTCAAGCAGATGCACCTGGACGGCAGGATCTACACTCTTCGGGAGGCGGTCGAGTTTGACATGGGAATGAAGCGGTTCGCCAAGCTGCGGCTTCGGCCGATCATTAAAAACTTCTTTCCAAACAACCCGTTGATCTTCGTTGGCGACCCAGCCGGCAAGCGCAGGGCAGACTCGGATGAGTCCAAAGCTATGGACATGATCAAGCACGAGTTCGAGGAAGAAGATGCTATCGTCATCGGTGCGTCAACCAACGATCCGGACGTTAGAATCCAGGCAACTGAGGGAATATTGTCGGAATATCCAGAAGGTGAGCCTCTTTGCTTGATTGATCTCTCATGTAAGTGGTATATTGTTGGACTACAGAGCGGATACCGCTACCCGAAACTCAAAGGATCAGGGGAATATGGGCTTTCACCACAGAAAAATGACTGGTCACACATTATTGAGGCTGGACAATACGGCGATATGTACCTTCGGTCCCCTAAGTTCGATCCAAAAGACTTTGCTCCTCGCCCATTGCCTGGGCATAACCCATTCCCAACGCAAGGGCATCGACCCGCGCAGTCTGAGGGGTATTGATTATGGCCACATACAGCACTGAAAGTCTCACCAAGCTCGGCTCCTTTCTCAAAGGAACACTCGACACATACATCTCAGACAAGGCATTGCTCGAACTGCAATGGCTCTCCAACCTGCGGCAGTATCGCGGGGTCTACGATCCAGATGTGCAGGCGAACATCCCGGTGGATAAGTCTCACTCCTACCCGCGAGACACCCGGGTTAAGGTGAAAGGCGGCGTGGCCAAGATGATGGAGATGCTGTTCCCGGCGCAGGAGAAAAACTGGACTGTGAAGCCCTCCCCAAACCCATCAATCCCTGAGGAAGACCTGCAACGCATCCTCGCCAAAGTACAGTCTACGGCCCAAGAGGGAGATAACCTCGACGAACTGATAGAGCGTGAGATCGACGTCTTTGCCAAGGAACGAGCCGGACTTATGGAGGAGGAGATCTCCGATCAGCTTTCAGACGCTGGTGTGGACTACCCTCAGCTTTGCAAGCGTGTTATCCGCAGCGGCTACATCTACGGCGCTGGAGTGGCCAGGAGCCCAATGGTTCGCACCCAGTCCGAGCGTAGGTGGAAGTCCATCAATGGACAGTATGTCGCGGAGAAGGTCACTGTGCGGCGGCCATACCCTGAGTATGCTCGCATGTGGGATCTTTACTTCGACCTGTCGGCCAAGACCTGGGAAGACCAGGAGATGATCTTCGAGCGGTTCGTCTTCGTGCGCAACGACTTTCGCGCCTTGGCACAGCGGCCCGACTTCCTCGCTCCCCAGATCACTGAGTACCTCAAGCTGCACCCGACCGGCAACTACACGGCGAAGACCTATGAGGCCGCACTCAAAGAGTTAGCCAAGACTGCAAATATCTCTGATCAGCCTGGGCGCCGGTATGAAGTGTACCGAGCACTTGGGTTTGTCTCTGGCCACCAACTTCGTGGAAGTGGGATTGAGGTAACCGACGAGCAGCTCGCTGACGATATCTTCGTCGACCTGTGGTTCATTGATGACACCGTTATTAAAGCCAGGATTGCCGCCTTCGGCAAGAAGCCGTCCGACCAGTATCATGCGTTCATCTACGC